CCGAAGCCCAGCGATTGCTGGACGACAACGAGATCCTGGAACAACGGATCAAAGCGCTTCAGCGCATGAATGGTCGACCCGACCTTCTCCCGTACGGCGAACGCAAAAGCGCCGACGAACTGTTGCTGGACGACAACACCAAGGCTCTTCGACAGCGTGGAAACGCAACCGGAGTGTTCGCCGGTTCCCGCCAGGAGGCGAACCTCAAAGCCTACCGTCTCGGTATGTGGTTCCTGGGAGCGGTCTGCGGTAACGCCAAGGCGGCTAACTGGATCGCCGAACGTGGCATCAAGGACCACATCGAATCCAACAACAGCCTGGGTGGCTTCCTTGTACCCGAGGAATTTGCTCCCGACATCATCAACCTGGTTGAGCAGTATGGCGTGTTCCGTGCGAACAGCCGGGTCGTTTCGATGTCGAGCGACACTCGAGTCCAGCCCCGTCGAACCTCCGGTATCACGGCTTATTTCGTTGGTGAGGGCGCGTCCATTACGTCGTCCGACAATTCTTGGGACCAGGTCCGGTTGACCGCCAAGAAACTTGCGGTCTATACCCGTATCAGCTCCGAACTCAACGAGGATTCCGCTGTTGACCTCGGCGCTTGGGTAGCCAACGAAATCGCCCGTGCGTTCGCGCAGAAGGAAGACGAGTGCGGTTTCACCGGTACGGGTACCTCGACGTTCGGAGGCATCGTCGGAATGCAGTCCGCGCTTATCGGCGTAGACACAACTCCGTCGTTGATCAGGGGCTTGGAAATCGCAACCGGTACCGGGTACGCGTCATCCTGGGGATCTATTACCTTGACCATGCTTCGTGGTGTCGTTGCGCGGCTCCCGCAGTACGCCGACACGCCGAATGCGGCTTGGTATTGTAGCCGTGCGTTCTATCACAACGTAATGGCCAAACTCGCCGACAGCGGTGGTGGTAACACCAACGAGACGATCGCAACCGGTGGTCCTCGCGAACCGTTGTTCCAGGGATACCCGGTCCGTATCGCACAGGCTCTCCCGAAAACCTCCGCGGTCGACCAGATTCCGGTGTTTCTCGCCGACCTGTCCCAGGGCACGTTGTTCGGCGATCGGCGCGGTATCGGCGTGTCGTTGTCTGAACACGATGCGTTCCAAGTCGACGAACTGGCGCTTCGCGCCGTCGAGCGTTTCGACATCAACGTCCACGGTGTCGGCGACGCTTCCGAAGCCGGTCCGATTGTCGGTCTCCGAACCGCGGCGTCGTAGGATTTGTGACAAGGTCGACCGGGTCGAAAGGCTCGGTCGACGGAGGATAGTTTCATGGTTTCTATGCAAACGGTGCGCTATTTCAGCGTGACAGCACCAATATCCGTTGCCGGTTCCGTTACCACGAACAGCATCGACACGGTCGTTAACGGCATCAAATACGACTATCTCACCATTGTCGTAAGCACCGGTCTTCTGGCGGTTGATATGACCGCGTTGAAGCTCCAGTCGTCGGATACCGACGGGTCGTATCAGGACCTGACCGGTTTCGTCGGCGCGGCTTCCGGTGGTGATTTCGTTCTGCCGGTCGCCGCAGATGACAATAAGTTCGTTGTCTTCAACGTGGACCTGCGTGGTAAAAAGCGCTTCTTCGACGTTGTCGCGAACACCGGTGCTACTGCAGGGTTGATCGGTATCACGGCGATTCTGTCCCGTGGCAAGGTCGCTCCGAACAGCGCAACCGACCAGAACGCGCTTGTCGTGGTGACAGGCTAACACGATGGCTAGGACACGCGCCGAAACGGCAGAAGCGTTGGCTCCGCTTTGTAGTGCGGAGTTATACCCGACGTTGTCGTCCGACGATCTATTGAGGATCGTAGACGGTTGTCGGCGCGTGTCCAACCATGCCGTGTCGACGGCCTACGCGGTCGGCGACATGGTTGCCCCGTCAACGCCGAACGGACGGCAATACCGGTGCATTCGCGCCGGTACGTCGTCCAGCACGGCTCCGATCTGGATAACCGACCCGTCGTTGCAATATACGGGACAACGCATCGCCGACGGCAACGATCTATTGTGGCAGGACGACGGACCAGCCGCGCAGGAACCGTACGATCTTCGGCTTGCCGTTTACCGTGCGTGGTTGGAGAAAGCCGGTAAAGCGGCGGCTGATATTGCCGTTTCCGACATGAACAAAACGGTCCAGCTCCAGCAGGTTCATGAGCATTGCGTCGGTATGGCCTCCCGTTACCGACCCATGGAGATCTGGTGATGATCCCGACCGATCTCCTGGGACACCTGTCCGAACGTATGGCGTCGATCGTCGCAACGGACCTGGTCGACATCTACCGCCTGGTAACCGTGTCCGACGGTATGGGTGGTACGGAGACAGATTGGCGTCGGATCGGACACAACGTCCCTGGGGCCAAAACATTCCGGTCGGCACGGTTCGACGACGTTGCCGACAGCGTCCAGCATAGCGGAGAATGGTCCTGGGCGTTACCGGTTGGAACCGACGTCCGTGTTACCGATCAGATCCACGCGGGAGATGCTATATGGGATATCGTGTCGACCGACCGTCAACGGACACAACCGTTGATGGTAACCGTCAGCGCAAACCTGGTGCAGGAGGGACGTTGATGCCAGCGCCGGGTATTGAGACCATCAACGTCGTAGCCGCCTTCTTCGGCGCGATTGCGTCGTACCTACGCAAACGGAAAAAAACGGTTTGGGGAGGCGTTGTGTCGGTCATTACGGGGACAGCCTGTAGCGTGTTCCTGACACCGGCCCTTGGGACGACGGCTGGTATCGACAACCCCGACCAGATGCTTGGTTTGTCGTTCCTGCTTGGCACGGTCGGGATGAACATCGTCGACGCCGCGTTTCGAAAACTTGTTCCAGGATTCTTTGTGGAAACGGACGGTCGCTGATGGTCGTTACGATAACGTTGTCCCAACGCTGGGTCGATCAAACCGACGCCGTCAATTACCAGTTTACGGACGGGTACGGTTTGCAGTATTCGTCCATTTCGGACGCGCAAGAAAATGCTGTCCTGACGGACGGACGCGTTTCCTCGGTCTTGCGGGATCTTTGTATTTCGATTGCCGAGAACATGAATAGCAACGGACCGATAACCGCGACGTTCGATCCGAACGAACCGGACGGTGCCGTCGTACGGGTAACGACATGAGGTTCCTAGTATCGCCTGTCGCCGACCTAATAACGACCGGGAACCCCGGTTATTCTGGCAACACGATCAACGCGTCCGGAGACAAGCAGTTTTACGCATTTCGGTTGGACGAGACCGCGACAATAACAACCGTCGGCATACGACAAAACTCACGCACCAACACGACAGGATCAAGCCCTGCGGCCTATACCGGTACCGTACGAATAGGTATACAAGGGCTTAGTACAACGACCGGTTTGAACGACGGAACCTGGATAGGCGGAACCAACAATTATGTCGACGTCTCATCGTGGACGGCGGCTAACGACGGTAAGTTTGTTACCGTAACGTTAAACGACGCTACGTTGTCGCGTGGTGTTCCGTACTGCGTGGTTGCCGAATGCACCAGCCATCCAGGAAGCGGAACCTTAGCGATAGCGTCAACGTTTTCAACCGTCGTGTTGAACAGTTCATTCCCGTATACGTTCGACGAGACCATTACGACACAGCAAGGCAAAACGGCTAACACGGGACGGTTTCCGTTCCTGCTCCGGTCCGCTTCTAAATCGTATGGTATGCCGATCGAGAACTGGGCAACCAACGCAATAGAGACAGACGGTAGCCCGTACGAAGTTGGGCTGGGTTTCACCATGCCGACCGGGTCGGGTACGGCGTATACGGTCGACGGTGGTTTTTTCCAAATTGCGTCGGCTGGAAACCTTGATTTCAATTTCGACATGGTGTTGTACGAGGGAACGACGGCTCTGCAGACGACCACCATCGACAACGCACAACTAGCGGCTGTCGGGTCGACCCGACGGCACGATCTGCCGTTTGACGTTTCGACGTTGTCGACGTTGACGCCGGGTACGGAATATATCTTGGCGCTGAAGGCGACATCGATAACGCCGGTAACGGTCCGTGAATTTACTCTTGCGACAAGCGGCGATAAATCTGCGTTTGGTCCGTTCAATTTTAAATACTACAGTCGGACTACCGGCGCTTGGACCGAAGACACAACCCGTTTGCCGTTGTTCGGTTTATCGATCGACACTATAACCACGACGGCATCCGGTGGTGGTTATTCGGCAAACTTCAACCAGGGCTTTGGAGGCTAAATGTTCCAGGTCAAGCTCGATGAATCAAACTCAACGCGTCGGCGAATCCCCGTGTTGTTGGTTGACGCAACCGACGGTTACACTCCCGAGACAGGATTGTCGACGTTCACGGTCAACGTGTCCCAAAATGGGACGATCTTAGGTAGTCAAACTCAGAGCCTAACCGAGGTCGGGAACGGCGTCTATTACTATACGCTCGGCACCGGTGCGGTAAACACGCTGGGCTGGGTAACGATCAACGTGTCGGCAACCGGTTGTCGGCAGTACAACGCGATCGTTCAGATCATGGCGTACGACGCTATGGACGTCGTACGGCTCGGTTTGACGGCTATTCCGAACGCTCCCCAGGGGACAGCAGGAACGTTGCCGACCGCGAACGCTAGCGGTGCCGTTACCGTCGTAACCAACAACGACAAAGGTGGCTACAGCCTGTCGGCATCGCAAACGTTCGATTTGACTGGAAGCATTACTGGAAACCTTACCGGCTCCGTCAATAGCGTTACGGACGGTGTGTCGTTGGCATCCGGTGCGATAACGACCGGGTCGTTCGGCGTTGGTGCGATCGACGCAAGCGCCCTGGCGACAAGCGCGGTAAGCGAAATCGCCGACGCGGTATGGGAATCCAATATTACGCATGAGTCAAACGGTACGACCAATTGGGGCAATAACTCATTCGGCGATCGCGTTCTACGGTCAGACAGCCCCAACCAGTCCGACGTCGGCGTAAATGGACAAGGACACGTTGCGTCGGAGGTTCACGCTATACAGACGACACCGGTAACAACTATCGCACAAGGCGTCTTGTCGGAGGCGACGTCAACGAACCCGGCAACGTACGCTGTCGGCGACGTCGGTAACGTGCTTGGTCGGCTCAACGGCATGATCCAATCGGACGGGTCAGGAGATTGGCAGTACGACGTAACGTCGTTGGCGTTGGCACCAACCGGTGGTGGTGGTGGTGGTACGACGTTCGTTACCGGCAACGTCCCGTATCAGGTCCGCGCCGACCAGCAGTTCCCTGGTGGTACCGTCGACATCGTTGTCGGCACCTTGCTTCGGCTCGACTTGGAGGTCCAGGACCGCGACGGGAATCCGATCAACTTGACCGGTGCGACGGTTACCGTCGGCGTCCGAAACGCTAGCACCGGCGCGACGGTCGGGACGGATCAAACGGCAACGTTGTCGTTGGCGAGGCTCGGGATGATCTATGTCGACACGGTAACCGCTTGGTCGGCGACGGCTGGGTCATACCGGATGACGGTTTCGGCAACGCTCGGGTCCGACGTTATCGTCGCCGGTCCGCTTAACCTAATAGTGAGGTCCCGCTAATGGCAATTCTGCGCGAAGGTCCGTGGCGGATCGTCCAGTCACCGGAGACCTGCTCCGACGATGACGGACAGATTGACACGTTCATCGGCGATCAGCATGAGTACGAGCTGGAAGCCCGTGCTGGCGACGGAACGGTCTTGGACATAACCGGGTATACGCTTGCTGGCAAGGTTTACAACGCGTCCACGGGCTCCGTGTTCCTGAATTCCGAGACCGTTACCGCGTTGTACGCGGCTGGTGGTCGTATGGCCTGGAAACCGTCGGCGTCGTGGACAACGGCTGGAACATACCGGTTGACCGTGTCGTTGACCGCGGCTGGTGAGACGGTCATCGTCGGACCGCTGAACATTCGGGTCCGTGCGCGATGAACGTCGAAATCACGGTCAATACCAAGGGGCTCGACCTTACAATTGACGTAATGGCAAAACTCGACCCGCTGGTTCGAAACGCGGCCTCACGCGCACAAGCCTTCGTTCAGCTGTCGATGCTAGGGCGCAAATCCGGACGGTTGTACAAGGTCGGCAAAAAGAACCGTCGTGGCAAACGGAAGACGCACCGTGCGTCGGCTCCAGGCGAAGCCCCGGCTGTTGAAACCGGAAACCTGCGAAAGAACATTTTGGTCCGTCCCGTAGCACCGGCGGTATGGGAGGTCTACGTCGGGCAGAACGCGATCGCGTACGCGTTGGCGTTGGAGTACGGGAATCCACGACGAGGTCTAGCACCAAGGCCGTATATGCGTCCAGGAATGGAACGAGCGCGTCGACCGTTCATTTCAGCCGTGCAAAAACTGATCAGGGAGGCGACGAAACCGTAATGGCGTTCGAAGCGTTGGTTGCGGAAAACTGGCTGTTCGACACTCTGTCGACCGACCAAACGCTCGCCGAAGCCCTTGCGACAAACGGACGCGCACCGTTTGAGCAGGTCGGCGTCTATTCTCATATCGCGCCGTTGATCGATCCACGTTCCGGTAAACCCCCGGTTCAACCGTACGTCGTGTTCGCGCTTGCGGGAACGAACGCGACGGACGACATCGCTCTTTGCGGTCAACGCATAACGGCAGACCCGATATACCGGATAACCGTTTGGGACGTCGCCAAGGGTGCTGTATCGTGGTCGAGACTACAACCGGTCGCTGACCGGATCGATGCGCTGGTAAACAACCAGACGCTGAACACCACGCCTCCTGCGTGGATTCGTCGCCTCGATGGAGCCACGGAGGTTGAAATAGCCGACGATGGTTTGATCGATTTCGGCATAACCCAAACGTTCGTCGTCCGATTTAAATCTGCCACCTAGGAGCAACCACCATGCCTACGCCAATGCTAGCGTCCGACGCAACCATCAAAGTTTCTTTCGGAACGGATTCCCAGCTCGGAGCGTCGCCGACACCGTCGGCTCCGTCCACTGCCTACGAATGTCAGGTCAAATCATTCCGTGCCAGCGTCCAATCCTCAACCATCGATCTGTCCACGATCTGTTCGACGACCGTCGCAACCGTCGGAACGCGCAAAACCGGAACGCTGGAAATGGAGGTCTACGTCGACAAAACCTCCGGTCCGTTGTTCCAACCGAAGATAAACTACCTTTGCAAGATCGAACTTGATATGGACGGTGCCGGGTCCGTCGGCGCGAACAAAATCATTTACAACGGTATGGTGTCCGATGTTTCCATCAGTGAAACACCAGGCGAGGTACCGACGGAAAACGTTACCGTTACCCTGGGAGCATTTGGGTTCACCACGGTAACCAGTTAAGCGGTACCATCCCAGCATGGGTCTTAAAGTAATTGACGGGTTGATGCGCGAGCGTCGACCCGTCTTAGAGATTTCGTTGGAGCAGTTTACTGGGGAACCGGATATTCTTCGGTTCTCCGAACCGCGAGCCGCAGATATGTTCCCGAACTGGGAAATGAAGCGGGAACTGAAAATCGCTTATCCCGAGATGCCGTACGAAATGATCGACCAGGTTATCCTGCTCGGCAAAACCTATATCCTGGACGACACGGACGAAGAGGTCAACCCGATCCGGTCGTTCGCCAATCTTGCACGGAACCATCGCGACGTTTTCATTCACGTTTTGACATCGCATTACCAGGCGTTCCAACAGGGCGAGGTTGAGCAGGGCGTCGCACAAGCAAAAAACGACTGCGCGGAATAGCGGGAGAGTTTCTCCTCTATTCCGTCAACCGTTTGGGACGGCATCCGGTCGAGGTCGATTTGACGTTGTCCGAAATGTTCGATGTCATCTGGGCTGGTCGTGAAATGGACAAGGTCGAAAACCAACGCTGGGAAGCGTTGATTAAATCGCTCTCGGGGAGGGTGCTGTAATGGCGTTGAACGAACTTATTATCCGACTAACCGCCAAAGGAGGCGACGACGTCAAACGGGAACTGGAGAAAACGAAACGCGCGATCCGCGAGACCGCCGGTGCTGGTGAGATATTGGTCGATGCATTGGAGGAAATCAACATTGGCGGTAAGAGCCTTCTGGACATTTACGCCGGTGTTACCACGCGCCTCGGCTCGGTTATGACCGCGCTTGGTCCGGTCGGAGGCGCGGCTATTGGTGCAACCGGTGCCGTTCTCGGGTTCGGCGCGGCCTTGGTTGGTGTTACGGGACAAGCCTACCGTTTCGCGTTCAACAGCCGACAGGCTGGTATCGAATTCGAATCGATGCAACGTCGCCTGGAAGGTTTGACCGGATCGGCACAACGAGCCGCGTCGATCCTGGCAATGGCGAAAAAAGAGGCTGGACCGTCGATGTTCACGACCCAGCAACTGGAACAAGCGTCCGTAATGTTGGCGGCTTATGGCATGAACGTCGAACGGACATTGCCGTTGATCACTCGCCTGGGACAAGCCTTTGGTGCCGACCAGGAACATCTAATGATGTACGCAAGGGCGTTCGGACAACTCGCTGGCGGGAAGATGCCAGAGGCCGAGGTCATGTCCCAAATGGGTATCAGCAAGGGCGAGCTGGCACAACGAGGGATCAAATTCGATTCCCAGGGAGCGTTGCTGTCCTCTGCGGAGGAAACGTTGACCGCGTTCGAAACGCTTGTTCGTCGCAAGTTCGAGGGTGCGTACCAAGCGTCGACGACGACGTCGGAGGCGATGCGAGCGTCCATTCAGGATTCCTTTGAGGGTATTCAACGTACGTTCGGCATGGTGGTAAACGAGGGGATGAAGCCCTTTGAAAAAGCGTTCGGGGAAATGCTCGGACAGATAACCCAAAGCAATTTCGCCCAGATCGTCGCCCAGGATATGATGCGTCCGCTGTCGTTGTTGTCTGGCGCGTTCAACGACGCACAAGATGCTTTCGCGATTTTTGTCGCTGGTCTTGGTGCAACCGTAAACATTATCCCCGGTATGATTTCGCGCACAATCGAGGCCTTCCAAACGTTGAAATCGGGAACGTTCAAAGAAAAGATGTTGGCGTATATGCAACTGCGAAGCGGGCTTGGTGGAGCCGCCGCACTTGCCGGTAAAGACTTCGCCGTCCGTTTCAGGGAATATTACGAGACGTTGAAATACAAACCGGTTTCCGACGCGATCGATACCTCGCAGATGACAAAACCGTTCGGAGGTCCTCCAGCGTTACAAGACCCGGATAAATCGAAGGACAAAAAGCACAAAGAAAAGGTCGAAAAAAGCCTTGAGCGAATCCAGAACAATACGCGTAAATCAGCCGATCTCCTCGACCTCCGCAACCAGACGATCGGGGGAGGTCGTTTGGCACAGCTCGGCGTTACCGGAGCCGAGCTTGCAGGTATGGGAATGCGCGTCAACAACGACCTCAGCAGGGCAAAACCGATCAGCGGAGATTCAATGGTCAACCGTGGAATCCGACAAATGATTCAGAACAATATTGGGTTCGCCGTCAACGGCGGTCGTGCAATACCCGTGAGGAACTAACGTGTCGCGACGAATCCGTGTCCTGGTCGACGTTCCAGAGCCCCGACCAGTCAAAGGCAGATTAGCCGTCGGAGCCGACGGGTCGACCTGGGATTATAGACCCGGCGTCCTGTCTAGCAACGTCTGGATCGATCCCTGTACCAGCACGGCGATGCTCGCGCCGTTGCCGGTAACAAGCGCATGGCCTACGACGTTTACCGGCAACTACGCACGGTATGCGTATAGCGATTTCACGGGTTCCAGCATCGGTAAATGGTCTGGGTTCCACGTTTCGAAATCGACGTCGGATACTGCTATACGGCTAAATGAACCGTCGTCCGATCCGGTGAGCCTTACGACGTCGTTGCCGTCGAACTGCCCGATATGGTTTCGCTACTACCGCAACGAAACGCAGGACTCGTCCGACAGCATCATCCTGAGCGTTCGGTACAACTACGGGGCTGGTGGTTCCAGCCCGAATAACTTCAGCCTTGAAATCAAGTTCAGGGCGAACGGGTCGATCTCGGTATTCAAAAACAATAACCTTGAGGCGACCTACGACCGGTCGGGTTCCAACTTTTCTAGTGCCAGGGCTTATACCAGCACGTTCAACCCGGCGCGTAAATGGATAAACGTAATGGTGATTCCATTTCGAACCAGGGAACTGTTGGTATGGACCGACAACGGTACCTGCTTCTCCCATACATTCGAAGGACTCGCGTACCCGAACGACGTTTCGACGGCCCCGATAACGCCGAGCGGAACGTTGTCGTTCGTGGTTCCGACCGGCAAGATTGCGCTACAGGTAGCCCGTTGTTATTTCGAGCAGTCGGGATACATCATGGGTTCGTCCAAGACGTTTCGGTACGCACCAACGAATGCCGAATGGACGACGCCGACCTACCAAACGTATAGCGACAACTTCGGGGACGGAGCGACGTTTCCGACCGTGTCCGCATCCGTGGTCGAGGACACGGCGACATACCCGGCGTTCGTTGGTAACGGCACCAGGAACAAAGCACGGATCAAAGTTTCCTGGTCTGGGGCTAGCGGTGGCACGAATGCGGGCGTCTATTGTTCCGACGCTTGGGTCGACCAAACGGCGACGACGACTTACGACGGCACCATTGACATTACGGACGCGATACAGTCGCTATCGTTGTCGGTCGGGGAGGACGGTCGGACGTCCCTGGAAATGTCGGCGCGGATCAAATCGCTGATCGACAAGGCGGTCCCGAAGCTGTCGCAAACCGGGGACCGTCCGGTTGCGGTACAGATCAGTTCCCCAAATACCGGAGCGTCCTGGGTCGATTTGTTTCGCGGAACTTTGTCGCCTCCAGAGATCGTTTACGAGCCCGGCGAAGACCCGTATACGCTCGGCACGATGCGGTTTACCGGCGTCGACCGTTTCGGGGACTTCGATGTCACCATGTTCCCGGAAGCCGTTCCAAACGACGGCAACACGATCGCTCAGTTCTTCGACCGCGTGTTCCCTGTTTCCGGTTACAGCACGGCAACATATTTGTCGTCGAATTATTCATCAACGTTCGCGGTCCCGAAAAGCGCCGACATCAGCCGAGGCAATTATTCGTTGATCCCGAAACGGGGAGATTACGTCGGAGGATATATCAACCAGTTCCGAGACGAATACCTGGCGACCTGGTATTTCGGTTGGCGACCAACCAGCGCGACGTCGCCGACCGGAGGTTATAAATTCCAGGTCTCCGACCCGGCATCTGTCGGTAATACGTCGGTAATGACGTTGTACCAGTCGTTCAACGATGCTCAACTTTGGGGCGAATATATCGGGTACGAAGCCCCGCAGAAAACCATTCGAAACCTCAAACGGGTCTACGAGTCGCCAGAGGCGAACCAAATAACGGTCATCGGTCAAGACCCAAAAACGAATAGCCTGTTGGTTAAGACGTTCATCGATTCCAGCAGTCAAACGCCGGGTACGGCACCAGGCTCCAGGCCAGACAACTGGAGGGGACGACCGATCCAGTTCATCCTGAGCAACGAGAACCTTACGACGCAGAATGCGGTCGACCAGGCGGCGCAACTGTTGTACAACCGGATCGGGACCGGTCGTTATCTGGTCGAGTTTGAATCGGACCTTTTGACGTATTTCAACCCGTCGGCGTTACAGACGTTGATGCGTCCAACCGCAACCGCGACGGTGACAAACGGCACCCCGGCGATCTCATGTTCCAACCGGTACGTCGACGGGACACGGGTCGTTCTGACAACGACCGTCGGGAACTTGACGTCGGGTACCGAATATTTCGTGGTGAATCGTACGGCGACAACGTTCGGGTTAGCAACAACATCCGGTGGTACCGCGATAACTCCCAACGCTTCCGGTACGAGCGTTGTTTCTGCGTTCTGGATGGAATCCCCGAACAGCCTGTCGGTTGGCTCTACGGTCAACGTGGAGCGATCTATGGGTGGTTTCGCCGCTGGCACGACGTATTACGTCGTCGCCAGGGACGCGAACAGTTTCAAGCTGTCCACAACGTCGGGAGGTTCTCCGATCGCGCCGACGTCGTACGGGTCCGTGAACATATTCGACGGGAACGCGCATACGAACGTCGTATGGATCGGCGACACGGTTGGTATCTCGCTTCCAGAAACGACCGTCGGCGTTGAACCCGACCTGCTCGGGACATACCAGATAATCGCTATTCCCCAAATAACCCTGGTGCGCGAATCAACGACAGACGACGACCTTCATATCCGGTCGTGCGTCTACCGTGGTCTGTACAAGGCGCTTGGCACGTAATGGCGACGTTTATTGATAGGGACCGCGTGTCGACGACGACGGCTTTAGCGTCATTCGACATGAGGGTCCACGTTTACCCTAGCAATTTTTCCCCGTTTCCGCTGGACGAATATTGGGCAACTGAAATCGCATTCGGGTCGAATCAGCAAAGCGCAATTGTGCAGTTTGGTTGGACCGGCGATATGAGCATGGGCACCAATTGGAATTACGAAATACATGCGACGGTGACCTGCAACAACGGATTCGGGACCACCCAGACGACGACGATAACGCTAGTGACCGGCACGGGTACGGCGGCGCAGGCAGATACCGGAATTAGCGTCAACGTCGGCGCGGTTACGGTTGAATACGAGGGAAAGATCAACCAGTCCCGTATCTATTGGGACATCCTCGAATCGGCGTTCGGGACGGTCGGTTCAGACTATCCAGACATCAGTTACCGATTGTACGAACGCGTCCAAAGCGGCGCGACGGTTAGCGCAAAAATTGTCCTAAACGGTAATACCGTAACCGCGTCGGGTACGGCATCAACGGCATCAGATATGGACCACGATCTAGACGCCTCTTGGTATTACCAAAATAACACGACGACCGCTAAATCAATAACGATCAGCAATCAGGCGATGAACAGCCTATCGTTTGGCGGCTCGATCCCGACGTACAGCCACACGGCCAACAACCAATCGACCACGTACACGCAGTCGATTGTAACTGGCAACGGGCTCGGCGCTCCTTATTACGGAGCGTTGTCGTATGCCGACGTTACAACATCGACGACATTCAAACGGGACATTACGTTGCGTGGTCGGATAATGGCGTTCGCTTTGTCGTATCCCGACACTCTCGATTGCCGAATAACCGGGTACGACAACGCAACGCTTGGGTACCGCGACGTTACCGCGACAAGCGGGTCGTTCGATGCATCGGACACGTTTCGCAAAACGAGCGTGACATCCGAACTGGGCGATCCATCGGCATCCCCGTCGACGCAATCATCGACCGTAAACACGGTCCCGTCATGGGTCTACGCGGACATCAAATCTGCCAGCCTGTCGGCGCTTGGCGATGATTCAACGAATACCAAAATGCAACTTCGCGGTTGGTCGTTTTCCGGTGCTTCCGTGTCCCAGGCTCGGACCACGGCGATTAGCACCGGCGTTACGACCGCGACACGGACGTTTGCATCGCCAGGTGTCGGGTTGAATTCATACCGGTACCTACGCGTCCAGGTTCGCCGAACGTCGGGGACGACGCGCACCGGCACTATCTCGATAACGACGCAACCGAACAGCGTCGTTAAATCATGGGACTTCACGACGTCTTCTGGGACGATGGAATATATCTACCTAGACCTTTGCAGTCCCGACAACAAAACGTCGACGATCGATGAGACCGACCATCCGTACCCGAGAATGAACCCGAGCGACACCGGTAACACCGGACAAGCGGTCGACGGCGATTACTGGGGTATCACCAGGACGACGGAAATCGCGGTAACCGGCACGGCGATCGAGATGGGTGACATTCACCTGTCGGCGAGCAACGGAGCATCTGCCTGGTGCACGGGATTCTGGACTCCGGTTCGGGCTTGGACGAAGCAGAAGTTCACTTCGTATGGCGGTAATACTCAAACGACCAACCGGTTGTACCAGGGCGACACGGAAGGCAATACGCAGACGGAAGAGGGCTGGGCCTTGTGGCAGACCAGTCCGTCGTCCAATGCCCTGATGTCGATAACCGACCTGGTGAACGACATTAACGCATCGGACGCTGGCGTTACCCGTCATTGCGGGTATACGGCGTCGGCGTCTACGACGAACAGTTCCCCGACATACGTTCGCAACGGTTACGCTAACAGCGTAAACGGGTACGCGATATGGCTCGGCGGTAAGACCAGGAAACGCGGCGTCGGCGAAAAAATGTGGACGAATACCGACCAATCGGACGGAGGAGCCGACGTCAGCGTCCTGGCCCAGACGATGTTTCGGAAACTCAACGGCGATTTCGTTCCCGACGCATACGATCCGTTTGAGCAGGAAGACGCCGGGTCTCAATACGTGTCGACCTTGGCGGTTTCTTACCAGCGCGGTAGAGCGCACGGTCTGGTGCTTGGTACGGACACGGAGCCTAACCCGTTGCAAACGGTTTATCTCCGTCGCGATTCCGACCTGTCGAGCCGTGGATCGGGAACCAGTTCGACCATCGGCGTCTACTACACGGCATTGCCCTGTGGCCTTGGGAACGTCAACCATAACACGGTTTGCGAAAGTCTGGACACCGGAGACCCAGACCCGTTGCCGGTCAATAAACAGCAACGCGCCGTGTTCAAACTGGAGGTCGGGTCTGGCGATTTCCTCAGCGGGGACAAAAACGCCCTGCTCCAGCACTACTATGCGACGGTCAACGGCTCTGGGACCGTCTCGTTATGGAAGGCCCAAGGGCCCTTGGCGACCAGTTATACGGAGACGGTAACGTCGTTGACTGGTATCGCGGACCTATACCTGCGATGCCTTCATCCCGACCCGGCGTTCGGTATCGTCCTGTTCGCGAAACTCACGACGGGGAACCTGGTGCGCTATTACACGGAGGACGAGGGAGGTGCGTTTGTGTCGACCGTTATCAATACCAGCGGAGGTCAACCGGCATTCTGCGTCGACGATGTCGGTATGGAGTTCTACATTTGGCGAACATCCGGTGGTGCTATCCAGGGCAAGATACTCGACGCAAGCGGAGACGTCATCATGGGCGTTACGACGCTGGTATCGGCGAACGTCGCCGACATGAGCATCGACATCTACGAACGGTTGGACGACCTGTATATCCTGTACAACCATACGAGCAACGGCATTACCGTTGTCCGATCAACGGACGGAGGGCGAACGTACGCATGATGTTAAACGGTATTGCGCGTTGGGCTATCAGGCAATCGATAGGAACCAAACGCGGGAACCAGTTGATCGCGTTCCTAGCGATGGTCGACCCAGACGACATCGCGTCGGTCGTCGAGCTGGTCGACACAATACGCACCAGGGGCGTCTCCGACATCGTCCAGGATCTACGAATGTTGTCGGCAATCGACAAGATCATTCAAGAAACGCCCTACGATGCAGGCGACAAACGACCATGAGTTACCGTCCAATCGCTACGGAGGCGGCGCGAGTCGCGTTGATCAACGTCGGCGTTACCGAGGTCGGAGGCGACAACCGTGGACAATGGGTGGAGACCTACCAACGCGCCGTCGGCATACCACCAGGTTCGCCCTGGTGCGCCGCGTTTGTTCGGTACCGTCTGGAAGCGGCGGCTGAGAAATTGGACCGTGAGATTCCGACCGGGTTCCCCGATACCGGCTGGGTACCGTCGTATGTCGAATGGTCCAAGGCGAATAAACTCTGGGTCGCCGGGTCTGCGGCGAAGGCCGACCCGTCGTTGGTCCGACCAGGCGACCTGGTCGCCTACTGGTTCCAAGCCAAAGGTCGATGCGCCCATATCGGGATCGTGGTTGAGCAACCGACGTCGACCGGTTTCGTTGCCGTGGAGGGTAACACGGGACCGGATAGTGGCACGACGATCGAACGCGACGGCGACGGAGTGTACCGGAAACAACGGACCTGGTCGTCGGTTGGAACTGGTG